TCCAATGCTAAGATACTACAAAGTATTTAATATCAAAGATACAGATTTAAAACCTAAATATAACAACCTCGAACCGATAAAATTTAACCCTATTGAAAAAGCGGAGAACCTTGCAAATGAATATCTCACAAGAGAAAATATAACTTTTAAAAATGTGATTGGTGATAAAGCCTTTTATAGCCCACTAACCGATTCTATCACACTACCCGAAAAAGAACAATTTCCCGATACAAGCGAATACTATTCAACTTTATTTCACGAAATTACACATAGCACAGGGGCAGAAAATAGGCTTAATAGAAAATTATTAGCAGACTATCACAAGTCAAAAGAGGAAAGAAGCAAAGAGGAACTAATCGCAGAAATAGGTGGAGCAGCTATGTTAACTCACTTAGGAATTGACACAAACGAAAGTTTTAAAAATACTACCGCATATATCCAGGGATGGCTTACATTCTTGAAGAATGATACAAAAGCGATTGTATCAGCAAGTAGCCAAGCGGAAAAATCACATAACTTTATACTTAATATTTAATTGATACAGGGGGCAGAAATGCCCCCAAAGGAGGAAAAAATGAATTGTAAAAAAGAACAAAAAATCGCATATAACTTTTTATTCAGGGATTGCCATATAAACGAAATGCCTTTGGATAGAATGATTAAACAGATTGACAAATATTATACCGAGCAGCTAAAAGCCTTTAACATTGAATTGATAAAACAATGTATAACTAAAAATTACGAAAGTTACAAAGCAAAACCCTTTATAGCTTGGAGTTATTCAGAAATAGCAGAAAAATTACCGTTGTAAAAGTTAAAACTATAAATAAATTATACAGGGGGCAGGGTTCTACCTTGCCCCAAAGGAGGAAAAATTATGAGTAACAGAATACCGAGAAAGTTTAACAAAATAACAGGGAAAATGTTAATTGAAACTAATATGGGCAAAGTGAACGATATAATACACATTTATAAGAATGATTGTAGCACTGGTTATCTGGGCTTAAATCTAAGAACAGGAAAATACGCACAAATTTTTGTGAGTATGCTAAGAAATGAACAGATTTTTGAATTGGAAGAGGTAGAATAATGAAAATGAAAACAGTTAGGCAAATACAAATTGAATACTTGGAAGCCTTGACGGAGAATGGAACGGTTAAAATTGACGAAGCCACAGAACTTTTATCACAGGAATTTAATATTCAGATTGAAGAAGCGGTTGAAATTGTAAAGGAGTGGAAAAAATGAGCATTGAAACAGTGGATTTAATATTGAGTGGTCTAACAGCTTTAATACTAGTATTGGTGGCGGTTCTGTTTGCTGACTATATAATTGACCACCTGAAAGACGAAGAAGAACAAAGCAAATAATTGTATATATTTTATATTAAACTTGTTGTAGTTCTGTATAATATGTGATATTATATATAATAGAAAGGAGGGTGACATAATGGTAGATAATGAAAGAATTAAAGCGGAAATGAAATACAAAGGCTTGACACAACAAGACCTTGCAGACCGTTTAGGAGTCCATGTAATTACGGTTGGTAAACGGTTGAAAAACGGAAAGTGGCAAATATGGGAAATTAAAAAGTTAATGGAAATTTTAGAGCTTCCATCAGAAGTGTTTTTAGGAAGGGGGAAATAAAATGTATAAGAATCTTGGCAAAAATACTACATATAAAGAATTTGATGAATCAATGGGAGAGTTGTTTTCATCACTAGAAGATATGAAAAGTGAAATTGAAAAGCTAGAAATTAAATTGCAGGAAACCAAAAAATTGTTTGATGTTGCAGATAGTTTTGGCAGAGAATTATTTAAGGAAAGAGAGGAAAAATAAAATGGAACAATTAAGTATTTACGGAAAATTAAGCAAAATACAAACAGAACTAAAAGCACCCAAAGGGCAGACTAATGCTTTTGGGAAATACAAATATAGAAGTTGTGAGGATATTATGGAAGCCTTAAAGCCACACTTGGCAGAAAATAACCTTGCGATTATATTATCAGATGAACTTGTTAATATAGGCGATAGATATTATATAAAAGCATCTGCAACCCTAACAAACGGTAAAGAAGAAATAATAAATACCGCTTATGCAAGAGAAGAAGAAAGTAAAAAGGGTATGGACAGTTCACAGGTTACTGGGGCATCAGCATCATACGCAAGGAAGTATGCTCTTAATGGTTTACTGGCTATTGACGATACAAAAGATTCAGATACTACAAACACGCATGGGAAAGCCACACCACAGACCCCACAGGAAGCCACAGAAGCGTCTGTGACGAAAGATAACCCACTTGCCAATGAATTTATCGGTGAAGATGAAATAAACGCTCTACAAGGCGAATTTAAGCGAACAGGTATTCACGAACCGGTAATCTTAAAAGAGTATAATTTGGAACTACTTTCGGAAATGAGAATGGGTGATTTTTACGATTGTATTAGAAAATTTGAAAAGTACCCAACAAAAAAATCAAACACAGGGATAAAATAATAAAATAAAGGAGGAAGAAAAATGTATATATCGGCAAAAGCCCTATTAGACGGAGAAATAAGAGGAAAGGCATACAGCTATCAAGCAGACGAATCAATACAGGTTGACGATATTGTTCTTGCACCTTTTGGCAAATCTGAAGCAACCTTACAAGTTGTTGAAATCAATTTAGACCCCACGCAATTCGAGGGTTTAGACTATGAGATTAAAAGTATCATTGGACTTGCGGAAGAAGTACCTGAAACTGTAATTGATATTAAGATTACAGAGGAAACCCTACCTGTAATCTCTATTAACTATGACGAAATCAAGAATAACCTTGAAATCGAAATGAAAAAGTATCAAAATATCATAGTTACCGAAGAAACATTGAAAAGCTGCAAGGCTACTCAAAAAGAACTTGCAGGACTTAAAAACAAAATTGAAACATACCGGAAAGACAAGAAAAGAATATTTTCCGAGCCTATCAAAGAGTTTGAAGAAAAATGTAAATACTTAATAAGTTTGGTGGAATCGGTTGAATCTCCAATTAAAGACGGAATTGCAGTATTTGATGATGAAACAAAGAAAGAAAAGAGAAAGGCTGCACAGGATATTATTGACAAGGTGGTAGCAAAGGTTGGTTTAACTGAAAAGTATGCAAATCAACTCACCGTAATTGATAAGTATATGAACTTGTCTGAAACAGTTAAGAACACCACAGCAGATATTGAGCAAAGAGCCATGACTTTAAAGGTTGAACAAGACAGAGAAAACGAGCTGTTGGAAATTATCAAGGCTACCATTGAATCTGAAAACAAACGAATAAATCAGAAATTAGATATTGCAGATGTTCAAAGGTTGATTGACTTAGGTTCTTCTACCACCGACATTTTGGCGGAAGTTAAAAGACAAGCCGAGAGAATCTATCAAGCAGAGAACCCACCTGTAATAGAAGAAGTTGAAGAAGTTGAAGAAATTGCACCACAGGAAGAACCTTTACCATTTGATGAAGTTGTAGAAGTTTTTGGAACGGTAATAACACCAACAGAAAGCGAACAAATTTTTATACTTGCTAAAATATCAGGTGACAAAGAAACCATGCAAGATGTAGTTGACCTATTAAGGGAAAATGGACTAACAGTCGAGATTATGGAAGATGGGTTCATGTAATGAAAGTTAAAGCGTTCGCCAGTAGCAGTAAAGGGAATTGTTACCTAATATCATCTGATAGTACAAATATATTGGTTGATATTGGGTACTCCCCAACAAAAGTATTAAAAGAAGTAAAGCCTGATGCCTTGCTAATAACTCATTACCACAAAGACCATATAAGTGGGTTAGAGGTTTTTGAAAAGCATTGCGATTGCCCTGTGTATTTTGGGGGTCGAACAATTTGCAATTTACAACAAATACCATCGTTTCCTGTGTCGCATGATGTTGAAGCTTATGGATATACATTTTTTGAAAATGACGGAAAAGAAAGGTTAACAATAATGCTTGATAGTGGAATTGTAACCGAAGAAATGCAAAAACAAATTGACCGAGCAGACATACTTGTTATTGAAGCCAACTATGACGAAAGACTTTTAGACTTTGCACCATATAGCGAAGAACTAAAAGAACGAATCAAATCAAACACAGGACATTTATCAAACCAACAAACAGGTGAAGCACTAAAAACCTGTAATGCAAAGAAGATTTACTTGGCACATCTAAGCGAAGAATCAAACACAATGGCATATGCCAAGCAAACAGTAGAACGAATATCAGGGAAATCAGTAGAAGTATTTAGGAGGTGAAATGATGCCATATTTGAGAACAGAGGGAATACTGCCAAATAAAATTGACAGGGAAACCCCTAATGAATGTCAGTACATTAAAGAGTGGGAAGTTTGGGAAGTTTATGAATGTGGTGTATGCGGAAATACTTTTGAAGAAAAACCAACAAAATGTGAGTTTTGTGGTAGCACCGATTTTGCACCAATAGAAATAATAATGGAGGATTAAAGTGAAAAAGAAACCCAACCCTAAACCAACCGCAGACGATTTATGCGAAGTATGCGGCAAGCCTTATGCTGAAACCCATGAAGTTTATCATGGCAACCCAAATGCAGCATTAAGCCAAAAATACGGAATGACTATAAGGTTATGTGATTATCACCACAGGAACAGCCCAAACGGAGTGCATCACAACAAAGAGTTTAGAGATAGGCTGCAAAAAGAATATCAACAAAAATTTGAAGAAGAATATCCCGACTTAGTTTTTAAAGATATTTTTGGGAAAACTTACTTATAGGAGGACTAAAATGTTAAAGAAACCAATACAGAAACTTGATTACAGTTTTACTCCTAACGGAAGAATGGAACTTAGGATAACCATTGACAAGACAGACATATCCGAGATTATTAATTGTGAGAAACCATTGGAAGTCTATATTGACCGAATCAAAGAAAAACGAAGTCTTAACGCAAACTCTTACTGCTGGGTCCTAATCGGGCAGATAGCCGACATTTTGAGAGCGTCAAAAGAAGAAGTCTACTTCAATATGCTAAAAAACTATGGCCAATCAACGGTGGTGTCGGTGCTATCTGAAATCAATGTAACTGGGTTTTTTAAATATTACGAGGAATTTGGAAAGGGCGAGGTTAAAGGAAAAGACTTCACCCACTACAAGGTTTACAAAGGCTCCAGTGAGTTTGACACAAAAGAAATGGCGATTTTAATCGATGGTGTAATATCGGAAGCCCAAGAGCTTGGAATTGATTGCCGAACGCCCGAAGAAATCGAGAAAATGAAAGCCCTATGGGGAAAGGAGGACTAAATGAACAGCAAAACATTACTACTGGCAGAACTTACTAAAGCCACAAAAGACAATCCGCTTTATAGGTTCGACTTTGCGGAAAAAGTTAACATGACTGAAAGACAAGTAAGAAAAGACATAGAAGAACTTAGAAATAAAGGTTATAGAATATGTTCTGATTCAAGTGGACATGGTTACTGGTTAGCCAAAAGCGAAAAGGAATACATCAGATTCAGAGCAGAATATATTTCAAGAGCAGTTAAAATCTTTGAAACTGTTTCTAAAATGGACATGACAACGGAAGGACAGATTGGAGGTTTAGAAAATTGACAATTAATTCGAGAGATAAAGGGGCAAGGGGCGAAAGACAACTCGCAAACAAATTAAAAGAATATGGTTTTGATTGCCGAAGGGGTTGTCAATATAATGGTTCAGACGGTAGCGCAGATGTAATCGGATTGCCAAACATACATATAGAGTGCAAATTTGTAGAAGCACTAAGCCTATACAAAGCATTATCCCAAGCCAAAAGCGATGCTAAAAATGGAGATATGCCAGTAGTTATGCACCGAAAAAACAATTGTGAATGGGTAGTAATTCAACCGCTTGAAACGTGGATAGAGATGTATAAGGAGTATCAGAAATGAAAATAGATATATTTAACACAGATAAAAAATATCAAGTAATTTATGCAGACCCACCTTGGGAATACAAAGAAAGCGGAAGTGGAAACAGGGTAGTTAGTTCTAAATATAAAACAATGAATATTGAAGATATAAAAACCTTGCCAATACAAAATATATGTAATGATACTTCAATATTGTTTATATGGATTACATTTCCAAGGCTTGAACAAGGCTTAGAAGTAATAAAGTCATGGGGCTTTAAATATTATGGCTTGGGTTTTGATTGGGTGAAAATAAACAAAAAAGCAGATACTCCATTTTGGGGAATGGGATATTATACAAGGCAAAATACAGAAGTGTGTTTGATAGGTGTAAAAAAGGACATTAAACAAAGGATTAAACCACAGGTTAGAAACGAACTTTCTGTTGTGTGCAGCAAAATTAGAGAACATAGCAGAAAGCCTGACGAAATAAGAGATTCAATAGTTAATATTTGCGGAGATATTCCAAGAATAGAACTGTTTGCAAGACAAGAATTTGACGGTTGGGATTGTTGGGGAAATGAGGTATAGCAAATGAAAATCTACA